TCCCCTTGATATAACGGCATTTGGGTTAGGACTCCACATTCGTTTCTTCCGTTGTGCGGGAGCAGCGTGTTGTATAGGTTGCTGCTCCTCTTCTGCCTCAGATATGAAACTTGCAAACGAATTGTTCATTGTACCCTTTAGAGGTATTTAGAAACTAAAGTCAGCGAAGTTTCCTGGTTTAAACTTAGCGGCAGCACTATTCTGGAGCATGGTAGGTTCCACATCTAAGATATCTTCCTGAGCACTCTGCTCTACATCAAACAACCTCATCTTCGCTCTATCTATACCTACCACAAACTTCCGGTGCATAGTGGGGTCGTTGTATCTGTTCTTCAGTTGCTTCACCATAATCTGACCCAGAGCATCCAGTTCTTCACTACTCATAAGAGCAAACATGAAGTCAGCAGTTGCTGGGAGTCCAAAGGACTCTGAGGTATCAGTTAGTTCCACATCTGAGTTAGCAAACCCTCCACGGGTGGTCTGAGTAGCACTGAACACAGGTACATCATACTTTACTGCTATACCTCTCAGTTCCTCTGCAATTGCTTTCACAATAGTGTAGGAGTTTACATTAGCACCTGCTTTGTACCTAGAACTGGTACAGATATTCAGATAGTCTACAAAGATAATATCTGGTTTGAATGCTTTCTTCATTGCTAACTCTTTAATAAGAGCATCAAAGTGTCCTGCATGAGCAGAAGCAGTAGGATACTCTTTAATAACTAGTTTGCCTTGTGTTTTCTTCTGTAGTTTGAGAATCTTATCCTCAAACATAGGTTTTGGTATCTCAATTATGTCTTGGACGTTGGTGTTGAGGAGGTTGGCATCAATTCGTTCAGCAATCCTCTCCTCTGCCATTTCAAGTGTGATATACAGAACGTTTTTCCCCTGGAGTAGGATGGAGCTAGCCATGCTGCACATGAATAGAGACTTGCCGACCCCTGTACCAGCAAGAGCGATGTTGAGAGTCTTATTAGGGACACCACCTTTTGTAATTTTGTCGAAGTAGGAGAGACCAAATGAGATTCGTTCTTCTTTGATGTGATAGAAGTCATAGCGTTCTTCGTAATCCTTTAGATAATCATGACCAACGTGCTCGTCAAATGACACACCAAGAGCATCCGATAGTAGTTGTGGAATACTATCTCTAGTCTTATTTGTGTCCTGTCCATCGTGAATGGAGATTGATTCTAAGAGAGCAAGATAAACCGCTCGTTCCTTGCACCACTTTTCAGTAGTGTCCACTAGGAACTCTAGATGTTGATTTGATTCCTCAAATACAGAGTCGAATGCTTCACCAATTTGCCTGAAGTCTTCTTCGCTGATACCATCGAGTGCTTCTATGCTAACTGCAAGTGCCTCACGAGTTGGACACCCGCCGTATTTAGTAAAATATTCAAGACATAGTTCAAAGTAAGTTCTACCTGCAACGCTCTCAAAATATACATCTTTGATATAAGGTAATACCTTCCTTGCATAGGTTTCATTCTGAATTAGTGCTCTGATAATTGTTGTTTCAAGGGTGGGTATCATGTATAGTGAAGGTAGGTTGACATAATATATTTGTTTCCCTCCTCCACAGGCAGTCCAGCGTGAGGGAACATCCACATGGGAGGGAATACAACCACGGAACCTTTCCGAGGTGTTATAAATGCATCTGGAAGGAAGGTGGTCTCACCACCTGTGAATCCATCGTTTAGGTAATAAAGAAAAGAAAGGTATCTCCTTGCTGAGTTGTAGTCTCCTACATCAACATGGTTACCAAACTGCTCTTCTGTTCCTCCAGTATAACGTTTAATCCTGAACTCTTCTAGTGCTAATTTCTTTGGAAAGAAGTTATCATAACCCACATCTCTTTTATAGAGGGCAAATACCATCTTAGTAGCATCAACCAAAGGTTTAATACGTTTGGGATAGTATTTGTTTAGGTTTAGTTCAGTAAATTTTAATACCCTATTGTCATTAACAATACAATTGTCTGAGTTTTCGTCAAAGGTATTCATCAACCAGTGACAGGTTTCAATTGGGATTATATCATCGTACTTTTGTACGAGTTCAAGATGCATCATTGTTGTTCATCACATAGATCTGGTATATATCTTTATCCATACTTGAAGTTACCTTCTGCGATAACGTTGAGTTTCTCAAGAACTTCTGGGGTGAAGTACTTTTCTGGTTCTGCGAGGATTGCTTTGGCATAGAGTTTCTTTCCATCGATTTCATAGCGACCTGCTACGTTCTTCCAAAGCCCGCCGCATTCACCGAGCTCAAGAAGACCATAATACTTATCAAGACCACGCTCATCATAATACAAACGTATCTCAACTTCTTGGTTCTCCTTACTTAAACGCGACTTAGCTGTCTTTGCCTTGATAATGTTACCAATGACTTCTTTTCCATCCTTTTCTTTCTTCTTGCTGAGATAAATGATTGTACTCGCAGCGTACTTGAGTCCCGAACCTCCTCCCATCTCTTTAGTTGGCACGTAAGCTCCGATGACATCATAAGTGTGATTGGTAACAATGAGTGGAACATTTGCTTGTCCAAGTTTGAGGGTTAACATTCTGAATGCACCTTTAACAAGTTGAGATTTAGTCATATCTCTCACTTGCTTATCAGCTAGTGCGTCACCGATTTCTTTCTCTGTAGAAAGCATACCTAGGGAATCTAGGACAAACATCATAGGCTGACGGTTGTCTTCATCTAGTTGTAGATATTTATCTATACACTGCAAAGCTTTCTGTCTAAAACTCTCGATCGTTACAACATTTAATACAACCACCCTGTTAGTATCGATACCACGCTCTGATAGCATCGATTTAGTAATGGCAGACTCAGTATCAAAATATAGACAAATCCCATCAGGATTAGCAGCAAGGAAGTTTTGAACCACAGCGAGGCTGAAGAAAGTTTTACCAGTACTAGACTCACCAGCAATGGCAGTAATCTTATTCCCAGATAAACCACCAAAAATGGTACCCGAGCACACTGCGTTAAATATATAACTCCCTGTATCAATGAACGTCTCTGTTTCGTCAATTTCTGACGCCAAGTTTGCATAATCGTCACCAATCTCGTTAATAATTTCGGATATAAAACTCATGTAAAGAAGTCCTCTAGTGTGTTAACTGCTTCAGTTTTCCACCCCACAACATCTAGGATTGCCTTGAGTGGATCGATGAAACCCTTGCTATACATTGTATCATAGTCAAGATACTTAGTTAAATCCAGTTCGTGTGGAAAATCATTCAGGAATGAGATAACATTCTCACCAACTGGGTTGGGTATTTGTAGATAAATGTACTTTATTTTGTCACCATCGTTGATAGCGTTATATTTATTATCAACCTTCTTCTTCTTAATGAAGTGATTGAATAGGATAGAACCACGAACATGAAGTGGTGTGGACTTCTTATACATGGTTACTGAGTCTGTGAACTTAAGCACGTTGTTAGCAGTACGTGGGAATGCAATCTCCTCTGCTGATAGAGCAGCGTGTTCCTTCCTCTTCTCTGCAATATAATCAATAAGTTCTTCCTCTGTACCTTCCATGATAATCTTCAGGCACTCCTTAATGTATGTGCGACATGGAGCAGGAGTAGAAGACTTCACTGCCTCAATACCCATCATCTTCAGTTTGGGTTCATCATAACGAACTCCTTCGTTATCCCATACATTCAGGATATACCTCTTCTTAGCAGTCCAGATACCCTTCTCTGCGATACACTCCCGTTTCATAACAAGAGTTTCTTCATAGCAGTTCAGGTAATCTGACAGTTCCTTGTAGGACGCATCAATGAAAGGATTGATATGCTCTTCTGAGAACTTATCTAGAACCTCCACAACTCGCTGTGATTCTGATGGAACCCCTTCAGGATAAAGTTTATCGACAAACCCAGAAAGACAAAGGTATACAGAATCTGTATCTGACGCGATGACATAATCCACACCTTCTGTCTTCAACAGTTTATTTAGATGTGTGTTTAGTTTTCGCTCAATCCATCTGATAGCAACTTGACCTGTGAGTGTGATTGCCTCAGCATTGTCCAGTTTGTAGTGCCTGAAGTATTGGTTACCTAATGCACCATATAAACTGTTGAGGCAAATCTTTCTAACCATTTGGAAGTTAGAAAACTTGGTCACTGACTTCACGGTCTTATCGTGTAACTGTAACAACTCTTCGTCACTCAGTTTCTCATATTGAGAAGTACTTGATACTTCAATCTCCTTTTCTGGTCCTTCACCAGCTCCACCAATGAGATAACCCATTACTTAAGACCTCTCTTTTTCATTTCTTGTTCTATGTCAACAAGTATTTGTTTTTGTTTAAGCATCTCTTTCTTATAACCAACTCTTTCTTCATACATCTTTATCACAAGTTTGGGCATCATACCCTGAATGTCCTGAGCATACATTGCTCCATTAGCAGCAACACAGATGTCAGAACAGGTTGTACCTTGAATGTCAATCTCTTTATTC